TGTACCGGCCTCGTCATCGAACCTAGCCCACATCTCAACGGTGCGGACAACAGTATTCTGATCGTCCTGTTCGATCTGTAAGTATCCATCACGCAGTGTGGCACCCGCATCTGCCATATAGTCCAACTGATGACCAGGAGTTTCATCCATTGTTGCACCCTTGAAGGTTACCATCCTAGTTCCGGCATATGGCTGCATGATCCTATCACGAAGAAGATTCATAGTTATCTTTTCGACAATACCATCTTCACCTAGATCGACACGCAAACCAAAAATAACATCAGTAAGGTCTGCATCTTCTAGAATTGTGCTCTTATTGCTCAATGGTGTCCAAGTTGAACCATCAATTGTGTAAGAAACTGTTACTCCGTGTCCTACCCATGACACATAGATGCCAGGAGTGCTTTCCAGCATGATTCCTAGCGGCACAGCAACCTCCCACTGACCACCCGTTAGAGGGTTTAATGAAGTTGTGTCTGTGAGCAATCCATTGTCCCAGTTATTACTATCAAAAGTTATAGTATCGTATACATCAACATCTTCAAACGTCAATGTCCAGGTCTGTGCTCTACGTGAGCTAACAAGATCATTAAACTTCATTGTATCCCGGCCCCATGAGTGGTGAACCTTGATGTCATTCGTGGTTAGGACTCTGTAGTATAGTGCAATTGAATCGTAGACACCAGCCCCGGTAGTAATTGGCTCGTCTACTGAGTCAAATTGAACAAACCCAGGAACCAAGATACTAACAACACGTTCACCATCTGCAAATAAACTGAACTGCGCCTCATCATAAGTAATTACTAGATGACGGGCCTTGATTTCTGGTAAATACCAGGCATCTTCTACCCAAGTTGCATCGTTAAATCGTAGTCTCAAGATATACTTTCCATCTTCGATGAACAATCCTTCATCTACATGCCCAATAACTAGACCGTCATCTGTAGGTAGGTGCCATAGCTCTAGGCTAAATGATTGGCTTTCCTTACCAGTTGTCCATGCAGCGAAATCATATTCTACCGGCGTCGTGAGCAAACTAGCTGATCCAGAACCTGCAACAAGTGGAGGCAAGGTACCAGCCAAGCTGTCGAATACCTCTGGGGCACTCTTCTGGATTTCTAATTCATAATTCATGACTCAAGTATACGTCTTAGTCTACTGAAATGCAAAAACCCCGGCCACCTGGACCGGGGTCATGCAGTAACTACCATCCTAAGGCGGGATTAGCGAAATTCCTACACTAATGGCCCTAACAACTTCTCGCTGTCTCCACACAGACTAGCATCCGTTGTTATCTTAATTATAGCTTATCTATTTTTAACTGTCAACTCACTTGACAGGGTGTGCCCAAAGGGCTGCCCAAGACTCAGGTCCACGTAGACCGTCAGCAGTCAAACGCTTTTCAGCCTGGAACTGCTTTAGAATTGATGCACTCTTTGCGCCCCATGCGTTGTCAACAGTAATGTGCCATCCACGATCCTTTAGCTTCTGCTGCCATTCACGTGCTGTATGGTTTCCACCATTCCAGCTTGGAATCTTATGAATGCTGTTGCGGCAATTAGGTCCGAATGCACCATCCTCTTGCAAACCGACAGCATGCTGGAACTTCTTTGTAACAGAAACTGAGCCTGGTCCGAAGAAGCCGTCTGCGTTTAGAGCAAATCCAGTGTCATTCAAGTCAGCCTGGTCACGACGGCACTGCTCACCCTTCGTGTAAAGCTCAGAAACACCTCCCATTGGGATATCACGATATGTGATTGTGCTTCCTGGTGATGGCGCAGGTGCAGGTGTAGGATTAACTACAACAGGTGCTCCACCACACTTAGCTGCAATCTGATTAACGCGAGCAACTGAAACTCCATCGTTAATCTCAAAATGCATGCCGTCCTTACGGCCAACGTAGTCTCCACCCCAACGAATTACACCTTCGTAGAAATTAACGATGTTGTGAATAGCGTTGATTTGCTGAGAGCTGTAATTAGCTGCTGGGTTTGTACCAAGTGGGTGCTGCGGAGCATTTAGATCAATTGCTGTTCCTGATGCGTGATTTGAAATATCGCTTGAACCACGAACTGCTCTTTCTGCATAACCCCAGTTACCAGGCCATACTAGAGGCTCTACCTCATTATGGAATCTAGTTGCGAGATGCGTGAAGATTGTTGCTACACCACCGTTGTGAACAGCGATGCTACCACCAGGTACTCTGATACTGACGATGACACTACGGTCATTCGCCTTCCATCCGTTCTGTGATGATACCACTTACTTCACCTCCTCTGCTTCTGGGAATTCGTCTGGGTTTGCAAAGTCGGTTGGATCAGTAGGGTGGACTTCATACTTTTGTGCTGTAACAGTCTCAACCTTTTCCTTAACGACTCCCGCCTTGCCAGACACAAGGCTCTTGATCTTATCTAGAAAACTCATACTTCACCTCCCGGTCTTTCTAGATCTAATATACGCTTCTGTTCGTAAAAAAGCAAAAAACCCGGCCTGTTAGGACCGGGTTTATGCTAAATGTCACTTAGTTGGTATCTGCTGAACCAACTAGCTCACATGCACCTGCGACACAGGCCAAAGACTGTGAACCGCTAGTATTGTCATCGTGCTCATAGAATGGCAAGATAGACCAATCAATGTGCTCTGGCATATCAGCAACGAACTGGTTATATCCTGATTCATCTGTATCCTGATATGGTGCCTGAGCATAAGTATGATCTGAATAGGGTAGGAAGCTGATTCCACCGACCACATCCCAGTTCGCGTAAACCCACGCAGCAACCTGGACCCACTCTTCCTCGCGTACATTTATCGTTACACTTGGATTATGCTCTGTCCAGTGAGTCTTGTATGTCTTCCAGAACTCTAGGTGCTCAATTGCACTTATTTCAGTTCTAGTAACCGCGCCTTCCGGTGCCTTCTGTGGGAAGTAGAAGACTGTTGTATCATTTGGCTTCATTACATCTGCCTCATTTGGAATACCGGCGTCACGAAGAAAACTTGTCAGTGGGTCCTTATTATCCTGGCGAACTGAACGAATGTAGAAATCATTGTGCCAAGGGTGCATTCCTGAACTTGTGCCGGTAAGCTGTGAAACAGTACCACTTGGCTTAACGGTAGTAATTGCAGCAGACCTATTGATTCCCATTGCATCTGCAACGGTTGCGTTCACCTCAATGGTGCGCTCACGAAGCCTGTCAAGTGTGTCAGACAAAACATCTAGACCTAGCTTGCCGCTCATTAGCTTGTTTCCAAACTGACCGGTCAGTGAAACTCCTAGAAGGCGCTCCTCTTCACAGTTATCTCTCCAAATCTTCCTCAAGTAACGGAAGTTTGTGAAAGAAGACTGGATTGTGCCAAGAATGGTAGCAATTTCCATCTTTTCCAATAGAGTTTCTTCTGTATCATTCTCTTCAATGATAACTTCTGTTAGATTACAGAACTGATATGGCCTTAGGCTGATTTCACCACATGGGTTCGTACCCGCCAACTGGCTACCGTCACGACGTGGTGCATATGCAGCCTTCTGCATATTTTCCATATTAACGATACCGCGCTCACCTGACTTTGACTCGTACAGATTGCCCCATTCTGATAGGAACTCTCCGATTGCAGGCTTCTTGTAATATACAGCAGAATTATTAGCTAGCGCACGCTGAGGATTCTGCTCCCACCACGCACCGGACTTGGCCTTTGCCATATCATAATCATCTAGGTCGCCAAGACTGATGAGCGCACTTCTACGCACACCACCGACAACAACAACTTCTCCGATCTTGCACATGATATCGTGTGCCTCAAGCGGTGATAGTTGTCTTCCAGCTCCTGCCTTGAAGGTGTTGATGACAAAATCAAAAAGATTGACAAGTGGCTGTGGTCCCGATGAACGACCTCCAAATGTCTTAAGTCTTGCCCCTGCTGGCCTAAGCGCCGTAATGTCGATTGCTGGAATTTGTCCAACATAGAGCATGGCAATAAGTTCACGAAGCGCACGTGCCCATCCCTCCTTGGAGTCTGCTACTCTGATTACAGTCTTTGTGTGCTCAAAGTGCTCGTTAATAACCGGCAACTTTGAGGTATATTTCTTTTCAGCACTGAAACC